TATCCCCGACGCGGACGTCCTGCATATCAAAGGAATTTCCTTTGATGGCATCGATGGAAAGGGCAGTATTCCGACGCACAAGCGAACGTTGCGGATTGCCATCGATAGCGAGCGAAGCTTAGAGAACCAGCTAAGTAAAGGCTTTGCCGGATCGATTCTACTTGAGGCACCGGCAGGAGCGTTTGCCGACGAGCAAGACGCCAAGCGATTTGTGGAGGCGTTCAAATCGCACCACAACGGAAGCGAAAAGGCCGGGCAGATCGGCTTATTGCGTGAAGGCATTAAGGCCAACGTGATTAGCATGAGCAGCGTTGACATGCAGATGATCGAGCAAAGAGCGTTTAGCCGTCAGGATATCGCCCTATTGTTCGGGCTGGAGTCGATCTTAGGAGACAATGCGAGCGTATCCTACAACAGCCTGGAACAAAAGAAGCTTGCATATCTTTTGGATACGCTGATGCGCTGGCTTGTTAAATGGGAACAGGAACTAGACTACAAGCTACTGAGCGACGGAGAAAAGCGGACTGATTCGCATTACTTCAAGTTTACCGATCGGGCATTGTTGCGAGCTGATTCGCAAGCACAATCTCAAATCATATCAACCTACATAACGGCCAGGGTGATTAGTCCGAATGAAGCCAGGGCTATGCTTGATTTGAATCCATACGAGGGGGGCGATGAGTATGCCAATCCATCGATTGATACGCGACAAGTTATCGTCGAAGAACCGGATGACTCGCCAGAAGATGAAGACGATGATTCGCCGGAAGATGAATCGCAGGGAACGGCGGGGCGTCGGGCGGTGGTTAGCCGACTGCGGAACCTGCTTGGAGTTGAAGCCAAGCGAACAGTTGACGGATGCAGGCAAAAGAACTTCGCAGACTGGGCGGAAAAATTCTATGCAAGCTGGGAAGGCAAGCTTGCCGAAGTCATTGCCGAAGTCGGCGGAGATCCCAACCTTGCTTCGCATCATTGCGAAGAATCTAAGCGGCAACTCATCGAGGCATCGGGGCGAGTAAAGACCAACGAAGAATTAGCCGCCGAGGTTGGGCAGATCGTAGCAGATTGGCCGGAACGTCGAGCGGAAGAATTGGCAACGATTATCTTGAAAGGTTAAACCATGTTTGCAGTCGATAGCAAGACTAATGAAATCTTTCTCTACGATGACATTGGCCCAGCATGGCTTGGCATGATTGACGCAACCAGCGTAATCGCTGGCCTGAAGCAGATGGAAGGCAGGCGGGTATTGCTTCGCATCAATTCGCCGGGAGGATCGGTCGACGAAGGGGCAGCAATTTACAACGCAATCAAGAGGCATCCGGGCGGGGTCGATGTTGCGATCGACGGACTAGCCGCATCGATCGCGGGCTACATCGCCATGGCAGGGGAGAAAGTAACCATCGCGGCTAATGCCCGCATGATGATCCATGATCCTTGGACTATGGCTGTTGGCAATGCGGCAGCGATCCGCAAGACCGCCGATACGCTGGACGTTTATACCTCCTCCATGGTGCCAGCGTATGCCGAGCGATCGGGCAAGAGCGAAGAGGACATCCGCAAGATCATGCAGGAAGAGACATGGTATACCGCCCTTGATGCGGTAGCCGAAGGGTTTGCGGATGAAGTTGGCAATGCGACCAATGAGCAGGTGCAGGTTGCGGAGGGGCGGTTTGCTAAAACGCCATCGGCATTGTTGCAAAAGAGCGAAGCAGGAGCTAGGACCAAAGGAACGCCAAAGCTACTAGCCGCCAGGATTCGCCTATCAAAAATTTGACAGATTGACAATCTAGTTTAGATTGTCCCGAAATAGTTGTTCGCAACTCGTTAGCGGCGATCGACGCAATGTGACTGTGTGGAAGTACCATCAGTCGGCAGCGATCGCCGTTTTCGTTTTGACGCTTGCCGACACATTTGAAAGGGCAAGCGATGAAGAACAGCAAGCAACTGCGCGAAGAAATTGAAGGGCTAGCCGTCAAGGCAAAGGCTATTGCCGACGTGGCGGCCAGCGAAGCCCGCGACTTGTCGAACGAAGAGTCGGCAGAGATCGACGGCATTCTTGGAGCTGGCGACAAGCAGGGCCAGATTGACCGGCTGAAGGTTGAGCTGGCCAGGGCTGAAAAGGTTGAAGCCATCGTGGCGGCTAACGTCGGACGCAAAGCCAGCGAATCGCTGGACCGCGACCCCAAGGCCGTCAAGATCAAGATTCCTTCGCATGCAATGCGGACTGGTCCGCTGCGGGCATTCAAGAGCGACGAAGACGCCTACGTTTCCGGGCAGGCCATCCGCGCCTACCTTGGCAACGAGCAGGCCAAGCAATGGTGCAAGGATCATGGCATCAAAGCGGCCATGGGCGAAAATGACAACAACAAGGGCGGCTTCCTTGTTCCTTCGCCAATGGAATCGGCAATCGTTGACCTGCGGGAAAGCTATGGCGTCTTCCGGCAGAATGTCCGCAACGTGCCGATGACCGCCGACACCTTGGATATTCCCCGACGGATTGGCGGGGTGACTGCCTATTTCGTTTCCGAAAATTCCGAAACTACCGCCAGCGATATGGCGGTCGGGAATGCAAAGCTTGTCGCGAAGAAGCTTTCGGCACTGACCCGTGTTTCCAATGAGCTGAGCGAGGATGCGATTGTTTCGATCGCTGATACGCTGGCGCAGGAAATGGCGTGGGCGTTCAGCGTGAAGGAAGACGAATGCGGATTCCTTGGCGACGGCACCTCCACCTACGGCGGAATCGTGGGGGTTAAGAATGCCGTGCTGGCTGGCTCTGTTTCAACCGCAGCGTCAGCCACCTCTTACGGTTCGTTGACCCTTGCGGACTTCCATTCGGCAGTGGCAAAGCTTCCATTCTACAACGGAATGCAGTCCGCTTGGTTTGTTAGCAAGCAGGGCTACGAAGCTTCGATGGCACGATTGCAGGTGGCGGCTGGTGGCAACAGCGTTGTTGACCTCGGCAATGGTCCGACTCTCCAGTTCCTTGGCTATCCGGTGGTATTCACTCAGGTGATGCCGGTGACGCTTGGGGCGCAATCGGGAGCGACCTACGGATTCATTGGCGACCTGCGACTTGCGGCCACCATGGGCACCCGTCGAGGCATCAACGTGCAGGCTGATGCAAGCCGCTATTTTGAATTCGACCAGATCGGATTGCGAGCAACCGAGCGATTGGACATTGTGGTCCATGAAGTCGGCACCGCATCCGCTGCCGGTCCAATCGTTGCCCTCAAGATGGCCTAGTCCATCTTTCTAATTCCGAGCCAGCCTGGCTACTTGCTGGGCTGGCTTTTCTTCCATCGAATTCCATCACAGCAAAGGCTAGAAGATGAACCACAATCAGGACGTAAAATTCTCCAACATCGTTCCGCCCGCTGTCATCAAAGACAATGCGAGCTTCACCAGCGTTGAAGTTGATACCAAGGGATTTAACTACCTTACGGTGGTTTGTGCCCTTGGTGCAACCGATATCGCGATGGCGGCTTTGAAGCTGCAAAGCGGTGACGTATCCGGCACGCTGGCGGACGTTACCGGCTTGAACTTCTCTGGCGGAACTGACATCGCAGGGGCGGCTACCTCGTTGCCATCGGCAACCGACGACAACAAGCTATTCGTTTTTCAAGTCGATCTTCGGGGGAAAAAGCGATATTGGAACATCGTTGCAACGGCTGGCGACGGATCGACCGGAACCTATCTTGCCGCCGTTGCTGTCTTGTCCCGCAACAGCGTGAACGATGGCACGGTCGCTGGCATCGCCAGCGGTTCGGTTATTCGTGGTTGATTCCATGGATGAACTAGACGTTGAGTTAGTCCAAGGGTGGAATGGGTTGCAGGCGGGTCACCGCCTGCGGCCTCCCCTTGGGCAAGCCTTGTTGATGATCGATTTGGGTTTCGCCAAGAGGTTGGACGATGCAGGAAATTCATACCAGAATTCTGACGCCACCAGCCAGCGAGCCGGTATCGATCAAGCAGGCAAAAAAGCAACTGGAGTTGCTGGAGGCGGACGACGCCCACGATGAGCAGTTGCAGTTGCTGATTGAAGTTGCCCGCGATTCCGTAGAGCGTGATTGCGGAATCGCGATGCTTACCCAGACGGTTGAGCATATCCAACCTGGATTCTACGAGGCCATCCAGTTGCAGCGGCGACCCGTTCAATCGGTTACGTCGGTGCAGTATTACGACGATGGCAACGTGCTCAGGACGCTATCCGCTTCCATCTGGCAACTCAATCCAGCGAAGGAGCGGATCGAGCTACAGTACGAGGAAGATTGGCCGACGACTGCAACCCGATGGGATGCGGTTAAAGTGACCTACGTTGCTGGCTACACATCTGCGGCGACCGTTCCGGCATCCTTGCGGCAGGCGATGCTGCTAAAGATCGGCTACCTATTTGAGAATCGCGACCAGCTTTCTAACGACGTCATTTACAGCGAAGCAGCATATGAAAGAATTATACGGCGCTGGATGAGGCCGAGCTATCCATGACATTTAGAGTTGGCCGGACAGGGAAGAGGCGAGAGCGGATCACCATCCGCAAGGTAACGACCGCGCAGGACGATGCTGGCCAGCCAGTCGTTACTTATTCCAATCGATACGCATCAGTTCCGGCAGCGTTTGAAGATACTGGCGGAACCGAGACGCTACGCGGCAAGCAGATCGAAGCCGGCATTGGTGCCGTGTTTAATATCGGCTACTTGCAAGGCATAGAGGAAACTGACCGCGTTGTCTTCAATGGCCGGAACTATGGGATCGTAAACATCCGACGCGTCGAAGGTGGCTTGCGAATGCTTGAGCTATTTTGCAGGGCCTTAGACCAATGAGTAACAAGCTAAAGGTAGGATTCACGATCGACCTAAAATCGCTTGAGCAGATCGAGAAGATCCCGGAAACGATGCGGTTCAAGGCACTCGATAAAGCATTGGCGGCAGCGGGTGAAGTGGTTGCTCAGCGTGCAAGGCAAGTTGCACCAGATGGACGCAGAAGCGGAAACAGCGAGAAGCGATCTAAAAAGCAAGCAAGCGAAGCCAACTGGGAGCGGCAACTGAAGGACATGATTGGCTACGTTATCCGGAAGCGGACCAAGGGCGGGCAGGTTATTGTTGGCCCAATCTGGCAGCTTGGCGGATCGAAGTCGCACTTTAACTACGGGGCCAAGGTTTACGAAGAAGGCCGCGTTCAATACTACTGGGGCAAGCCGGGAACTACATACGTCCGGCAGGGCAAAAACTACACGCCCATAAAGGCAACTCACTTCAAGCAAACGCGGAACTTTATGAAGCAGGCGTTGGACGAAACACAAGATGCGGCGATTCAGGCGTTCGTTGATTCACTAGAACAGGCGATGGCCAATGGCTGACGTTGGGGCTGCAATCCGGCAATACATTGTGGGGCGATCGGCGGTATCCGCTTTGATAAGCACCCGCATGTTC